TGACTTATGCTTTATCTTTTCTCTGGTTTGATGGGTGCATCTAAGACGTTAAACGCTCTTAAATTTGTTCGTGAGGATAAAGCTTTTGAAGGGCGGCAAGTCTATATCCATCGTATTAATGAGCCTGATTTAGAATTTTATAAGGGTTGGAAGGTTATTGACGATGACCAGTTGAAGGATTGGCAATCTTACCCTGATGGTGGTGTCTTCGTTGTCGATGAAGCGGACCATGTATTCCCGCAGCGGACCGGCAAGGCTGAAATGCCTGAGTATATAAAGTTTTTGAAAGAAACCCGTTCTAGGGGGATGGACTTTGTATTCATAACGCAACACCCGTCAATGATTGATATCTTTGTTAGGCGTAACATTGGCCATCATTCACATATGGAGCGTCAATTCGGTATTGAGGCTTCTCAGTGGTTCACGTGGGCCAAGTACCATGACCCAGAAAAACAGGCCAATAGAACCAGCGCGATTAAGAAAATAGTTAAGTTTGATAAAAGCTATTACGGCACATATAAATCGGCCACCGATCACACTCATGTGAAGCGTATACCGTGGAAAATGTTGTTGATGCCATTTGTTATTGCTGCGTGTGGTTTGGTCTTTGCGGGTTATAAATTTATGGGCTGGGGTGAATCGTCTACACCTGTTGCGGCTCCAATTTCAGAGCCTTCAAGATCACCGGCTAGGTTTAATGAGTTGATCCCTGAGAATAAAGAATCACCAGGGGAGTTAAGTTACATCGCCAGTTATTCCCCTCGGATTCCTGATGTGCCTTGGTCGGCACCTGTCTACGATGAAGCGTTTGAAGTTAAGTCATTCCCTCGGCCCCAGTGTTTTAAGTGGGAGTCAGGCGAAAAAAAGGGCTTGTGTACCTGTGTCACTCAACAGGCAACCCCGTTATCCATTTCTAGGGCTGCTTGTGTTCGTATTGTGTCGGGCGGGTACTTCCAACCATTCTCAGAAGATAGGGCGATTGCTGAGGATGAAGGGGAGGGGCGGCGTTCTAGTTCTCCTGTTGGCTTGCCTGATCGTCAAGTTGCTAGCGTTTCAAATTTGTCACATAGGCAGCCAGCTAAGCCAAAGTATTACCCAACTCGGAGCAGCTACACGGGCATTGTTCAGAAGAGATAGCAATTAGTTGTGCCTGGTTAAATTATTTCAATCTTTTTGCTATCATTTGTTGACATCACCCGTCAGAATGCTATCATTAAGTTACTTAAAGTTAACCAGGGAAAAGAAAAATGACATCATTTGATAACCCGAACTACTTAAACATGAGTTGGAACAAAGACCCACACACTGACGCTATTAAGGTTGAGGCGCTTGAGGCGCTCTCTAAAGATGAGCTGATCAGATTGGTTATTGATTCTGCTGGTAGCACATACGCGGCTATTGAAGACACGTACGAAGCTGCCAAGAAACATGATGAGGGCTCTTTGCATGACTCGCAGTTCTCCAAAGGTTATTTGCTGGGTTTAGATCACGGCAACATGTTTTGGAGCAATAAAACAAACGTTATTAGAAAAGCGCTATGGTCTGCTGTGTTGGCCCTTCCAATTGGAGGGTGCAAAGATGTCTAAGACACTTACTTTAAGACTTGATGGAGAGCAGAGCACTTTGATTGATGAGCTTTGTGAGGATAATAATATTAAGGCGTCCAGCAAAATGGTTATGCACTGTGTTTCTAAATATCGTTCGAACAGGGATAGCATGGCGCGTATGTCTGACCGGATCGCTGAGCTTGAACATCGTGAAGCGGTCCTTTCGGAAATTATTGAAAGCGCTAGGGCTGCGTGTGCGATCGTTGTGGATCGTACCGCTCAGCAGGAATTGTTAGGATGATCTTCGAGTTCTTGGGGGTCTTGGCTTTTTCTGGCTTAATTTCTCTGGGCTTAACAAGGCTGCTTTTTTGGTGGCTGTTTAAATAACTTCCCACTGATTAACATGTTTTGCTTGAAACACCAGAGCGAGAGGGAGCGGCGGAACGTCGCGGAACGTTTACCCCTCTGATAGTATGCAGCTAGACAAATAACAGACATAAAAAAGCCCTAGACCTCTGGCAGGAGGTTCTAGGGCCTACATCGCTAGCCTTGAAAGGGTACGTAACGATGCATGACCGCAATTATACTCCATATGCGGAGTATGCCAACAATGTTGGCTCAAAACGTTTCAGGGCCTCTTGTGGGGCCTCTGGCGACAGCGCGGCACGCGCCGCCAAGGCCCCGCAGGGGCCTCTTGGAAACAATACCAAATCTGCCCACCAAGACACGACGGTTTGCGCGGACTTAGAACAGGCTTCAAAGTGGCAAAAAAGACGGGACAGATTTGTCATGCAGGCCGCGTCACAGCTGAGCTTAGGGTCAGGTCATAGAGTCTCTGTTTGTCAGCGTGTACCCTCCCGCGAAGTGCAGCAATTAGGTGGTAACAGAGCGGTATCGAAAAACGAGCATGGCACGGCTCATTTTTCCGGTGTGGGTGCTTGCGGTTCGGTCTGGGCTTGCCCTGTCTGCGCCCAGAAAGTGGCCGAGTCTCGTCGCTCTGAGGTTCAAGCGGCTATGGCGGCACATCGCAAGACTGGCGGTTATGCCATTCTCGTCACTTTCACCTTCGCTCACGGTCGCAATGATGTTTTAGCCGATATGATGCCCGCACTGGCTAAAGCCCTTTCACGCATGAAAGCTCGGGTTGCTTACAAGAAAGCTAGGCTCGAATGTGGTCAGGTCGGCTCTATTCGCGCCCTTGAAGTAACTCACGGCAATGCTAACGGCTGGCACCCTCACGTTCACGAGATATGGTTTCTAGACCGCAAACTGTCTCGTAGGGGTGCTGTAGCGCTTAAAAACTCGCTCTATTCTATCTGGTCTTACTGTGCTGTTAAGTTTGGGCTTGGTGAACCCTCAAAGCGTCGTGGCGTTGATATTCAGACCGGTCATTCAGACGATGGCAAATCGGCCGCTAGTTACATCACCAAGTGGGGCTATGAGCTTACGTATTCACAAACCAAGCTAGCCGGAAACAAAGGGCGTTCGCCTTGGGCAATTTTGACTGATTTGGTTGGTACTTGGTCACATCGTGATCACAGCCTATGGAATGAATACGTCGATGCTTTTGCTGGTCGCTCCCAGCTCTACTGGTCAAAAGGTCTTAAGGCTATGTTTAAAATTGAAGAGTTCAAGGATTCGCAGATTGCTGATCGCGCTGAGGCTGAGCACTTTTGTACGGTTACCGCAGAGCAATGGTCCGCTGTTGTTTGGCTTAAGAAACGTGCTCAAGTTCTCGAAAAAGCGGAAAGTATGGCGCCTGAATCCGTAGTTGAATATTTAGATGAACTGGTAAAATACAACGAGGCTGAGTTTGATCGGGTTAGGATCGCCAAATCGAAAACCCGAACAAAGATCACTAGGGATACCCTAATGCATCTGAAAAAGCTTGGTCTTGATTGGGCTTAGATTGATAGCAATTCTTTGTCCTGGTTAACTTCCCAGGCATCGCTTTTGCTATCAGTTCCTTCTCTAATTTGTTCTAAAATCTTGTCGTAGGTGGTGCCCATTTTGATTGCTAGTGGTATTAGCTCTGGGTACTCAACTACTTTTTTGGCTTCTTCTCTGTACATCTTTTATCTTCCTTGGGTAACGTTTTTTCAAGATGTTCACCCAGAACCTGACCAATAGTCATCACCTCGCCCCTCTTAGATATCTCTGAAATAGTCATTTTTTCCAGCCTTTTATGATGGTCTTGGCTAATTCTTATTGTCGGCATTCTGGGTTCTTCCTCGTTAGTGAATGTTTATTTTATGCCTAATGTGTTGACAAAACAAAAAACCGCCGTAACACTGTGCCCCTGTAACCGTGTCACGTTGACACATCAAATCATTGAAACAGGGTCACATCATGCAAGTTTCTGTTACCTCCACTCTTACCGGCCTTTCTGCTGTCGATTTTGAAGAGCACAAATTCATCAAGCTCTACATTCTTCAAGATATAAAGGGCCAAGACACGGCAGGTCAAAAAACGCACCCCGTCAAAATTCAGGGTCTCGATCAAAAAGGCAGCCTCACTGCTTTGATCAATAAAAAAGTAACTCTGACAGGCTCTATGGAATCTGACGATAAAGGTTCTCAAGTCTTTGTGGCTACCAGCGTGAAGGCTGCCGCGTAATGTATTTACGTTGTGACGGAATATTAGAGATTGACGTTAACGGCTACGCCAAGTGCGATAATTTCGTATCCGTCTCAACTTCTGAATTACTGGGTGACGCGCTTCAGTCTCATAAGCTTTCAGAAGCTGATTATTATGAGCTTGGAACGTTAACCACGGTGATACTTCTCGGCGCTTTCGGCGTCAAAATGGTACTTCAAGTAATACTCGATAGGATGAATCCAGAATGAAAAAGTTTAACCGTTTAAAAGCTCTTGCCGCTTCTGCTGTTGCTGCTGCCTCAGTTGCTTCTATGCAGGTTTCCGCTGCTGTTAGCTCTGTAATCCCGTCTGACATTGCGACTGATCAGGCAACCATTGCTGGTGATATTGCTGCCGGTGGCGCTGTTGTTATCGCTATTGGTCTTACAGCCATGGGCGTTCGAAAAGTTGTTGGAATCTTGCGTTAAGTTTCCGAAAACTTTTTAAAAATGGGGGCTTCGGCCTCCTTTTTTGTTTCTGGGGTTTGCTTATGTTCTTCTTTGATTATTACCAGTATTTATTGATTGTCTGGTTTGCTGCTATGTGGGTGATTTGTAGTGCGTAATTTAATTTTCTCGTTGCTTCTTATCTTGTTTTCTGTGAATTCTTATTCTGCTTGGATTTCTCGTGCCACATATCAAGGGGACCAATCAACGGGTAATGATTTGTGCCTTGCCAATGCAACACAATATGCTAGTAACTATGGGTTGCCGCCTTTTCCATACAGAACGTCACTTGTTAGCGGTTCCGGTGATCTTTCGGTCTGGAATTGTGATGTTTTTAAAAATACTGTAGATGATGAGTGCCCTAGCTCTGTTGAAGTATGGGACCAGTCTGTACAGGGTTGTGGTCCTGATGCTGATGGTGATGGTGAACCTGATCCAGAAGAGCCGCCTTCTTGTGTCCAGTGTGGTCCTGATGTTGATACTGATGGTGATGGTACGCCTGATGTTGATGATAACGATGATGACAACGATGGAATAGAAGACGGGGCTGATTCTGATTCAAATGGAAATGGTGTTCCAGATGGTGAAGAATTTGAGGCGGGCCACCCTGACGTGATTTGTCAAGACGGTCGGAAGGTTGCAGATCAGGCGCAATGTTCTGTTTCTGTCGGTGATTGTACGGGGATGGGGGACAGTGATTGTGTTGAACCAAAGACACGTTGTTATAATGGTGCTCTTGTATATTTTTCTTATCAGTGCCCAGAATCAACAAGTGAAGACCACTCAGACCCGTCTGCCGAACCCAACGGGGTTTGTGAGTCAGGCTCTTATTCCTATGCATCTTTAGACTCTGATTGTCGTTCGCCTAAGCCTAATCAATGTCCTTCTGATAATTGCGCCCCTGCTAATGACTCTGTGTCTGATGATCCTGATGCTGATCATGATGAAGATGGTATACCCAACAAATTTGATCCTGACGCGGATTTGGACGGGGATAACATACCGAATGGAAAAGATAGTTCTCCAGGTACTTCATATTCAAAAGACAGTGACGGCGATGGTCAGACTGATGATGAAGATGATGATACTGAAGATAATAATGTTTCGGGCGGTGATAGCTGCTCAACTCCACCGCAGTGTGATGGGGATGCAGTTTCATGCTCAATATTATTGCAAACCTTCAAGGATCGTTGCGAGACCGACAAAGAGGTGGGCGGTTTCGGTATAGGGGATTGTGATAAAGAATTCTCTTGCTCGGGTGACCCTATTCAGTGTGCCTCGCTTCAGTTAGAGCAGCAGAAATACTGTGCTACGGCTGATGCTGCTGATTCTGTTGGGGATGAATTCGATGCAGGGATTGCCGAGTTAGCTGATGGTCTCGGGGAAGCGTCGTTGACTGAAAACGGTGTGCTCAGTGAACTGCATGGTGATGATGTCGATTTGTCCGATAATTTTAGTGATGTGTTTTCTACGGCCAAGCCTTTGAGTTCTAGTTGTCCGCCTCCAAGAACCCTAGACCTTTCCTTTGTTTCTGGGTTGCAAGTTTCGTATGACCCTATGTGTGATCTTGCTGTACAGCTTTCGAGCCTTGTTCGTTTGCTTACTTCGTTGTTGATCATGTATATGTTCATTTCTGCCTTCGCTGGAAAAATTAAGAGTACATAAAATGCCTATATTTATACTTGCTATATTGGGTTCCTTCTTTAAAAAGCAGTGGGCTTGGATTGTTGTTATTTTGCCTTGGTTGGTAACTAAGGTTCTTAAACTTTTAGGCATTTCTGTTGTTACTTATTTTGGTTTGGATTTGGGTTTTGGTGCTCTTGAGAGTTGGGTCTTTGATAGTTTTTCTGGTTTGCCTACTGATATGTATTCGCTTCTCGTCCTTGCCGATATTGACTGGGCCATAAAAGCGATAATTTCGGCGGCGGTTTCGATTGTTGCGCTTAAGCCTATGCAAGACTTTTACTACACAAAATAAGGG